AATGAACGTACAGGCATCGTTGACTTCCAAAGAATCCTAGAAGACATGAAAGAGTTCTCTTTAGTTGAATACAACATTGAGGACATCGTTCGATCTGGTCTAGTCAAATCATATCTAATTAGTAAAATTAACTTGGGTCTTTAATGCATATTTTTAATCATGTAGATGGCATCCTGCCAATTGAAATGAAAGCAGAGATGATTGATGGAAAGAGATACTATGTCACTCCTACAGGTGGTAAGTATCCTTCCATCACCACCGTGATTAGTAACAATGCAAAGAAGCAAGCTGGTCTTGCTAAATGGAGAGCACGAGTAGGTAAAGAAAAAGCGCAAGCAAAAACTACTCGTGGATGCAACCGTGGTACTAGGTATCACAAGCTTGTTGAAGATTATATCAACAACGAGTTGGATACAAAAAAGTACAAGGACATGCCACTACCGTGGACAATGTTCCACTCTTCTCGTGAAGTGCTCGATCGTATAAATAGGGTATACCTACAAGAGGCAGCTTTATACTCTGATTATTTACAAATTGCAGGACGAGTGGACTGCATAGCAGAGTATGAAGGGGAACTGTCTATCATTGATTTTAAGACAGCAGAAGCCCCCAAGAAAGAACTATATCTTTACGACTATTTCGTACAAGAATGTGGCTATGCATGCATGCTGCAAGAAGTGTACGGTGTAACAGTAAAGAAGTTAGTTACTATTGTTGCTTGTGAAAATGGTGACACTCAAGTCAAAGTTGTCCCACCTAAAAAAGAATACTTTGTTAGGTTGCAAGAGTACATCCGAGAATACCAAAACAAATATGCTAGACAAACTAGAGGATAAATTTATGACAGCTGCGAAATTTTCGCAGGAAGTTGAGAAGATTGCCTTTGACAATGCAATGAACTACATTGATGCAATCGTTTTTTACTGCGAAACAAATGAGATCGAGATCGAATCGGTCCCCAAATTGATTAGCAAACCACTTAAGGAAAAACTTAAGTATGATGCACAGAAACTAAACTACATTAAGAAAACTAGTAGAGCTAAACTATTGTTGGTATGAGTGATTTCTTTCAGTCAGAAATGGTCCGAGGTGACCTGCAAGAACTTGCCAAGATGCAAGAGTATTGTATGAAGGCGGCACATGCTTTCCCAGCATTGGCACCCGTAAAGAAACTAGAGTATTTCGATATCTTACAAGAGATGATCGAGAAACAAAAAGTCTTTTATACTAGACTGAAGTTGTCCGATGATCCAGAGGCAACTGAAATGGCAGACAGCATTAAACAAGCTGCTGTCATGTTCGGTGCATCCGACAGTGAGGACGCTAATGTTGTGTTCGATGAACTGATTGGAAAGATCGATGAGATGCGTCAGCATCTCAAGGCAGAAGGGTATTGACCCCGCCTTCTGCCTGTGTTATAATGTCAGAGTGACGGGGGTCACACAAGCCAAATCCTAACACCCAAACATCCATGTCTAATTTCGCAGAACTAAAGCGCAAGTCCCAGACCAATTTTGATTTCCTGCAGAAGGAACTTCAGAAGTCCACCAATGCAAACAGCAGTGGCGACGAGAGACTCTGGAAGCCAGCACTTGACGCTACTGGTAATGGTTACGCAGTCGTTCGTTTCCTACCAGCACCAGAGGGCGAGTCCCTTCCCTGGGCAAAGCTCTACAACCACGCCTTCCAAGGTCCTGGTGGTTGGTTGATTGACAACTGTCCCACCACCAAAGGTGATCAGTGTCCTGTCTGTGCCGCCAATAACAAACTTTGGAACAGTGGAGTAGAAAGCGATAAAGAGATCGCACGTAATCGCAAACGTAAACTCTCTTACTACAGCAACATCTATGTCGTCAAGGATTCTGCTAATCCTGACAACGAAGGCAAAGTATTTCTGTACAAGTATGGCAAGAAGATCCACGATAAGGTTCTTGCTGCAATGCAACCCGAGTTTGATGATGAAACCCCTGTCAATCCTTTTGATCTGTGGGAAGGTGCTAACTTCAAGCTGAAGATCCGTACCATTGGTGGTTACTGGAACTATGATGCTTCCGAGTTTGCATCACCTACAGCGTTGAGTACAAACGATGACGAGATGGAAGCATTGTGGAAGCAAGCACACAGTCTAGAAGCATTCACTACCAACGATCAATTCAAATCATATGATGAGATTGAGACTCGTATGAATGCTGTGCTTGGTGTCTCACGTCCTGTCCAACAGGCACAGTACGAAGAGGAAGCAGATCCTATCCCCACCAGTGGTGGGTTCAATGATCCCTCTATCATGGCAGCACCAGCACCTAGCGTCCCTGCTACTGATAGTGCAGACGATGATGCACTATCATACTTCCAACGTCTGGCAGAGGAGTGATGGGAGAAGCAGTACATGCTTGGAACTCCATGTCCTACGGGGAGGGGTTCCTCTTCTCCGTATGGGTCATCGGAATGTATTACATTAAACTTCGTATGGACAAGTTCATACGATGAATAAATTTCGGGGGGTCACACCCCCGTTTTTTTAAGCCTTGAATTAATAAAGTCTGTGGACTTTGTACTGTATAGATTCTTCTTTTTAAACTCTTTGATGAATCCAGATATAAAACCACCATTCAATATGTAGATCTCTCTTTTCTTTTCGTTCATTGCTAACTCATGGTCAATAGCAGTGACCCCTTTGGATACACTAGAACCAAGAACAGTGACGTTATTTGTGCCATCATAGTAAGTGAATGGACTATCGTAGAACTTCTTCGATACCTTTAGTCCACCTTCCAATGCTATCACAGGAAGTCTTTTACTGGATAGATCACCAACCAGGTTGGAACCAGTCTTCACCTCTTCTGTTTCATAGTATAAAATCTCCGAGTAAGGATCATTATACTTCTGTTCGGCAAACTTTCTCACTGTATTGTCTGACATGGGCCAGTCAGTCAATGGGTTGATAATATTATTTGTGATGACAATGATCCAATCGTAAGAGGATCTGCCGTAGAATTTTTTAGCAACATTATCAATACGTTCTCCATCTAGGACTGCATACTTGGTGTAGTACAATGCATAGTCAAACACATCAGGATTGAGTTTAAATCTCCTGAAGAAATTCTTTGCAGTAATAAAATCCGATTGAGTGAAAGGATACTGTACTGGTTTGACATCATACTTGACATCAGGAATGTAATTGAACATTGGCATCAGTAAGAAGCTCCACCGCTTGTAAGTTCTTGTGCGTAGATAATCTTGGTCTCTTTAAATGTGATTGCTAACTCTGTAGCAACTGGCGCACCATCAAATGTAGACGCCCATGCACCATCAGGAGTAAAGTTAATATCTACTTGAGTGATAGCACATGGTTTGTATTGTGGTACATATTCATTCAATACACCACCAGTCATGAATGATACTTGACAAATTTTAGGTACAGTAATGAATCCACCTGCATCTAGTTTGCCACCCATAGTTTGACCACCATAACTAGCAAGCATTGCTTTCTTAAATTGATAGCAGAGTTCTCTAATGGATTGAGATTCTCCTTGATTTCTTGCTTGCATTCTGAATCTTAATTGAAACCCTCTTAACTCTGGGGATTCATACATCATCTCTACGTTTGGGTTGATGATGGTGCCACTAACACCACTCATCAATTGTGATAAACTTACACTACTTCCAAGACCTTTGTTCAATGCATCAACTGTAGCTTTATATTGGAGATTTTTTCCTCCAGAGATCATAGCGTCGATTGTATTATCAAATGAAGATGCATTTGGTACACCACCATTAGCCATTGTCCTAGCAAGTTGCTGGAATGCAGCACCAAAAGAAGCCCCACCCCAGTTTGCACCGTACTGTCCCTGAATATCTTGGGGCATGTACATGAAGATTGGTTTAAAATCTTTCGCTGCTGTCAGATTGTCCGTTTCAACAGAGGCATTGTACTGATTGTAATTGTCTCCAACTCCTGTTCCTTGTTTTGTACTAGCAGCTTGAAACGGTGGTTTGTAATCGTAGAATTTAAATGCTACGTAATCTGTGGTTGCTCCAAGTGGAACTGCAGATGGATAGCGTATCGATCCTGAAGAATTCAGAACATTTTTCTGGAGTGGTAAAACTTTAGTGTTGAGAGGTAGGGTTTTACCTGTTCCTCGTGTGCGGAGTCCCTTTGCCTCTAGAAACTCATCTACTCCATCCGTCCCAAGAATGAAATCTAACATTACGTTACCATCTCCTTATCTGATTGTTTACCATAACCTTTGATGATTCGTGTTGCTTTGATACGATCATTGTATTTCGTTTCAGTCTCTTCCCACACATATTCTTTATCGTATGGTAGTTTACCTGAACCTTTAGTCATGATGAAGTCTTCAACTGGTAAGAAGATGGAAGTTTCCCACTCATCAATAGCAAGATCTAGGAACTTACTTTCGCAGTGATTATAAAGATATTTATGCACCAATGTTCGAGGCATGTCAATCATTCCTCTCTCTAACTTCTGTATGATCTTGACTCTTCTCTTTGGTCTGATATAATGTAGGTTTGCACCATAGAATCCTTCTCCATCTTGCTTGATAACATAGACGAGTGGAAACCTATCATAGTATGGCAACCACTTTGATTTTGCCTTGTATTCAAAGAAGTATAGGTGACCCTCTCTTACTTTCAAGCGCAGTAGATTTTCATCCTGAACCTGATCATTAGCATCTCTCTTCTCTTGACGCAACAGTTTAGTTGGTGTTGCTTCGTATGTTGATGCTAGTTGCTTTACTTTACCTTTGTACCAACCAAGAGACTTTTTGTCTCCTTCTGTAGCATCACTAACCTTCTCAAAGATGGTAGTGTACTTGTTACTAGTGTTTCCAAATCCTTTAGCGTTTCTTCTTGCCATTGTTTTTTATCCCTAGGTGATCTTCGTTGAGGATTACAAATGACATTTGCCTGTCCTCACAGAAGTCCTCCGCCGCGTCCCATTTAGCGCGATTCTTTATGTAAGTTAGAACTTCTCTTTTCCAGGCAGCTGTTTTACGTTTCGGTTTCTCATTAGGTTTTTGTGTTTGTTTCTTTGGTTTCACTTCAATGATGTACTTCTTTGCCTGTCCAGTACGTGACTTGACTTTGATGTAGAAGTCTGGATAGTATCTATGAACTCTCCCATCAGTAGGGCAACGGTAAGGAATAATTATTTCCTCACTACCCCACTCAATGATACTGTTATTATGATCACAGAAGTCCATGAACTTACGCTCCCACAAACTGCGATAAATAATATTAGTGGGATTACCCTTATACTTCCGTGGGTAGGCTGGTTTATATTTTCCAGAATAAGGCATAATGTTTCCGCACACCTTCCGTAACTATTTAGATGGCTAAATCTATTTCATCATTTGTTAATGCTATGAATGCCAATGGTGGCATGTCATTAACGACTGGTTATAACATTAGTTGGATTTTACCACCCACACTAAAAGGTGATCTTACTAAACGCTTCCCTGGATGGGAGCAAGATGAAAGTCCAATTAATATGATGGTCGAGGAAGCACAGCTACCTAACATTCAGTCTGCTACGGGACAACTACAAGGCAGATACCTTGGTGAAAATCAGATTCAATATCCCTATGCAAGATTGTATAGTGATGTTTCTTTTACATGGATGTGTGATGCCAACCTGACGCCATTAAAGTTCTTCCATTACTGGTATAACTACATGTATAGTGGTAGTAAATCATCTGATGAAATAGGACTAGATGAAAGTGGTGAAAGTTTCGGTGGTGTGAAGAATCTTGCAGGTACAAGTGGTATTATAAGTCGTGAAGTAAGGATGAAATATCCAGAAAAATATCTTGGTAAATGTATTGTTATTAAGACCGAACCTGGTGCTGCTACTGTTGATGATAGAGCATCAATGGCATTTGTTTTGGAAGACATCTTTCCATACTCTATTGATAGTGTACCGTTGTCGTATGGAACATCACAGCTCACCAAGGTTAGTGTTAACTTCCACTATGCTAAACATACTGTCATAGATAATGACATCTCAAAGTATGGTACTGGAGGAGACTTCAAGAAAATAATTGATGACTTGAAGAAATCATTTGGCGTAGGAAATTGACTTTTTGGTTACAGGAATTCCGAAAAAAAATCCCCACCAAAAATTGCCTCAAAAAGTCGAGCTAAATAAATA